AGCATTTAGAGTACAGGGAGGCGGAGCAAAAGTTACAGGTACTTTAGACATAGATGGTGGAATAACTATTACTGATAACAAAATAACATCTGCGGCCTCAAACGCAAATTTACAGATCGATGCCTCAGGAACAGGTGCAATTGAATTACTGACACAAAAAGTTATAATGGCTAATCTTCCAACTAGTGACCCGGGAGTAGCAGGACAACTTTACCAATCAGGTGCTGATTTAAAAATTAGCCAAGGATAATCAATGGCCCAGCAAACAATCAACATTGGTGCACTAGCAGACGATGGTACAGGAGACAGTATCAGAGTATCTGGCGTTAAGATAAACGAAAACTTTGCAGAAATATATGCAAAACAAAATTTTGTTAATTTAACACACTTCGAATTTGACAACAACACAATCAAAGGAATTCTATCAAATGCTGATATAGAAATGTCAGGCAACGGAACTGGTGTTGTTGATATGTCAGACTTAACTATTGATTCGACAATTAATCTTTCTGACAACGAGATCAAAACAAACACATCAAACGCCAATTTAAAATTTTCAGCAAATGGCACAGGATCAATTGAGATAGAAAAAGCAGACATTAACGGTGGTGCAATAGACGGAACTACTATCGGTGGTGCTACTCCTGTGGCAGGAACATTTACAACTGTCACTGCAAATACCCAGGCAGTGATAGATGGTGTAACAATAAAAGACAATACAATATCTGCAAACTCTTCGAATGCCAATCTTCAATTAAATGGAAATGGAACTGGAAACGTAAAATTTAATGGTTATAAATTTCCAAATGTAGAAGATACAACTGGTCCAAATCAAGTTTTTAAAACTAACGGCAGTGGAAGGATAATAACGGAAGTAACTCCATTGTTGTTCGTTAACACTATACTTGATGACGGCACAGCAACCATAACAGGCAACAGTGTGGCACAAACTTTTGATACTTTCAGTGCTTCAACATATAGAAGTGCAAAATATACGATACAGATTTCCGACGCAACAGCGAATAGGTTCAGCATCGTTGAAGCAAACGTTACCCACGATGGCACAAATGCATATATCAGCACATTTGGAGGTGCGGATAACGGTACAGGTGATGGATCAAGCATATATGACACTCTTGAATTTACTGCAATCATAAACAGTGGAAATGTTAGAGTGCGAGGTAAAGTAAATAACACTAACAGTCAAGTTTTAAAATTTATAAGGAGAGCAATTAAGGTTTAGTTATGGCGCAACAAACATTAAACGTAGGATCAAACGCAAACGACGGTACAGGTGATACATTAAGAGCCGCGATGCAAAAAGTGAACACGATGTTCACAGAAGTATATGCATCTTCTCTTTTCAATGATTCTATATCTTTGGTTGGCAATAACATAACTACCACACGTTCAAATGACGATCTTGTGATTAGACCTTCCGGAACAGGAACAGTCGCTATCGATAAATTATTGGTAGACGGAAACATACAACTTACAGATAATATTATTTCAACGACAAATTCTAATTCAAACTTAAAATTATCCGCTTCGGGTACTGGAAGTATTGAAATCGCAAAAGCAGATATCAATGGTGGTGCTATTGACAACACGGTGATTGGTGCAACTACACCAGCGGCGGCTACATTCACAACTGCAACTGTCAACACGCAGGCAGTAATAGATGGTGTGACAATATCAGATAATGAAATTACGACCAACGCCTCCAATGCAGATTTAGAATTATCAGGAAACGGCACAGGTACAGTAAAAGTAGCAGGCTTTACAATGCCGGCATCAGATGGATCAGCAAACCAATTATTAAAAACAGACGGCTCGGGAAATTTATCATTTGCAACAGCGACAGCAACACTACTCCATTCAGATATAAACGACAACACCACAACAGTTGGAACATCCACAACGTCACTTATTGATGAGTTTTCAGCGGCAACATATAGGAGTGCAAAATATTTTATATCAATATCAGATGCAACAAATGGTAGGTTTGAACTTGTTGAGGCAAATGTCATACACGGTCCAAGTGCTGACAGCACCATCGAGGCATACATAACTGTTTTTGGTTCAACAACTTCTTACACTACACCACTATGCACATTCACAGCAAACATAGATGATGGTAAAGTTCAACTATTAGCCACAAATATCAGCAGTAATGACTGTGTGTTTAAATTCCAAAGAATAGCAATCGACCTTTAATTTTACATTCGGTTTATAAAATTTAGAATAAATAACAGCATTAACGAGGATAATATAAAGTATGCCAAAACAAACGATTAATATAGGTTCTAGTGCAAATGACGGTACAGGTGATCCGTTAAGAACAGCATTTGACAAAATCAACGATAACTTTGATGAATTGTACAGCACATCATTAAGTGAAAGGGTTTCACTTGATACAAGTCCACAATTAGGTGGTGATTTAGATGTTGTAACTCACAGCATAGTTTCAACCACAAACAGAGATATAGTTTTGGCGCCACATGGAACAGGTTCAGTCAAGGCAAGTTCATTAAAATTCAAAGGAACATCAATAAGTTCAGATGATTCAACACAGGTACAGATCAACGAAGGTTTAAATGTATCTGGTGCAACAAGTTTATCAACAAGTTTAGCATTGGCAACGGGTGCAACGGTGACAGGTATCTTAGATGAAGATAACATGGCAACAAATTCAGCGACACAACTTGCAACACAGCAGTCGATCAAAGCATATGTTGACTCACAACTTACAGCACAAGATTTAGATCTAGCAGGTGACTCAGGAACAGGTGCAGTTGACTTAGATTCACAGTCATTGACGATAGCAGGTGGAACAGGTCTAACATCAGTTGCTGGTAGCCAAACAGTTACTTTAAACATTGACGCGACTGTGGCAACATTATCAGGTTCACAAACATTAACAAACAAAGTTATTACATCACCAACAATCAATGGTGCAACAATGACAGGAAACGTTACTGTTGACAATTTAATTTTAAACGATTCAGAAATTTCATCAAGTTCAAATGCAAATATAACAATCAATCCAGGTGGTTCAGGCACAATAGCATTAGGTGCCACTACTGCCGTCACAGGTAATGCATCTGTTTCAGGTACTTTAACAACTGCTGACATCACTACAACAGGCAACACAACTGTTAGTGGTACAGGAAATTTCGGCGGTGATTTGACAATTGAAGGTTCTATTAATGCAGACAACTGGATTTCAAATTCAAACCAAAGCATAACAATCAATCCAGCGGGTACTGGTGTATTAGTATTGCCAACAGATATTACACACACAGGTACACAATCCACATCAGGACAATTAAATGTAGACAATTTGAGATTGGACGGAAATGTGCTTTCATCAACTTCAGGAAGTATTACACTTTCACCAGCGGCAGGAACAAACTTGGTGCTTGGTCCAACATCAGGTGGTGTTGTTACTGCACCAGAGTTCCAAGCGACATTGGGTGAGTTTGTAACTTTAAGAACAGATACTTTATCCACTGACACTTCAAATGCCAACTTAACAATAGGTACACAGGGTACTGGACACATTGTTTTAGAAACAGAAAAAATAGCAAGAACAGGCAATTTGGAATTTGATATGTCTGGTTATGTAGTAATTGATTCTGGTGCTGGTGACATATATTTGAAAGACGACGGTACAGGTTTTGGTATTTTGTCCAACTCCGCAGGAAACCTTGAGATTAAATCAGGCAACACAACTGCACTGTCAATGACTGGTGCCAACGTGGCCGCACAAGGTAACTTGTCGGTAGCAGGTGCACAGGTAAGTTTCGCTAATCTTCCAACTTCTGATCCAGGAGTTGCAGGTAGATTGTGGAGAGACGGTACAACTGTCAAAATAAGCGTATAATAAGAAATAACACATATGAAGAAACAGCATTTCGCTAGGCGAAATAGATCTCCAAAGTCAGAGATAGCACGATTGCAGGAAGCACTGAAACGTGAAAGAGACCCAATAAGACGTGAAGACTTGAAACAACACCTAGAACATTGGATTCGCACAAAGAATAATAACCGATAAATACCCTTGTAAGGAGTAAACTAATGGCAACACCAGTGTGGACAACCACAGCAGGTAAATTAGCATCTATTGACGAGCAAGTCGCATATTCTCTTCAACTCGAAGCGAATACAAGTGATTCTACGGCCATTACATACTCCGTTATTGCAGGAAGCCTACCCAAAGGAATGCGGGTTACATCCACAGGCTTACTAACAGGTACTCCGGCTGAGGTTGCCAAAAGAACTCTTTACACTTTCGTCGTGCGAGCCACGGCCGGTACCACAATAACAGACAGAACATTTTCAATTGATGTCAAAGGTGCAGATGCTCCAACCTTTACGACTGCGTCTGGACAATTACAAATGGACGATTCGACAAGAGTTGGCCTATATTGGATTATAGATGGCTCGGAAATGAACGTGCAAATAGAAGCAACTGACACAGACACAGCGGCAGGACAAAAATTAGTATATGAAATTGTATCAGGTGAACTTCCACCAGGTATATCAATGAGCAAAACTGGTTTGGTATCAGGTATTGTGCAACTAACAGATGATCAAAAGTTTGGCGAGCGTGGAGGATTCGACGCAACCAATGAGGATTACGATGATGTTGTATATGACAAAACAGTATCTTCAAAAAGTATTAGTAAAAACTTTGAATTTGTAGTAAGGGTATCAGATGGCACGAGTTTTGTAGATCAAAACAATTCAATATTTGTGTATTCTGCGGATTTCTGGAGAGTATCTAATTCATTAGTAACAATTGATGTTACTGAAATAGATGGTTCACCATTAACAATGGATTTCAGCGGAAACAGAAGACCGGTATTTAGAACAGCATCTGATCTTGGAACGTTTAGACATGATAATTCTTTTGTTACTAAAATTGATGTAGAAGATTTTGATCCTTTGCAAGGAGATCTAGCATACACAATACAATCAGGATCATTACCAAGTGGAGTACAAATTGACGCCAGCACAGGAGAACTTTACGGCACACTCGCAAGACAATCAGCAGTAGAGAAAACTTACACATTCACAATTAGGGCGACCAGAACAGTCAGAGATGGCATAACAGTTTTCACAGACCAAGAATTTACAATGAAAGTTATTGGTCAAATAGATATTGGCATAGCATTCAGCACTCCAACAGTGATAGGAACGTTAACAGCAGACATACCAAGCACACTTTCGATAGTTGCTGTTGCAGAAAATACTGATAGGGTATTATCATACACCGTTACGTCAGGTTCTCTACCGCCAGGAATAACATTATCAGAACAGGGTAATTTGATAGGAACAATCGACGCCAGTGATTTTACCGATTCAACAAGATCATTTGAATTTACTGTGACAGTAAGTGATCAATATCAAGCAGTTGGACACGGAAAAACATTTACACTGAACGTTGATATTCCTTATACACAAGAAGAATATGGAAACATGACAGGACACGCAACATCGTTCATAGATCAAAACATATTTTATAATATTGCACAAGACCCAAGCATTAATTCTTCTGAATATATCTATCGTGGAGAAGATAAAAACTTTGGTATGAAAGTTAAACCAGAAATGTTAATGATGTCAGGATTAAAAGCACAAACACTTACAGCATTTCAAAATCAAATGTCTCAGAATCATGCACCCAAGCAATTATACTTTGGAGATATCAAGACAGCAGTAGCAAAAGAGGACGATGTGGTAAAATATGAGGTTGTTTATGTTGAAGTAAAAGACAATTTAGTAAACAACAAAGGCGAAGCAATATCAAGTTCAATCACGTTGAGGGATTCAATTACAAAACAAATACTAGGTCCTAGGGCATCTACTACGAATACAACAACAGATAGAAATGTTTACGAAATTACAACAGACGGTGGATTATCTTTCAGCACAGCAGGATCTAAAGTTAGATTTGCAAATCAATTGAGTGCTGACTTAGGTTTTGTTACAAAACTTTATCCAAATGCTGTGGCAAATATGAGAAGCAGAATGAAAAGTTTAGGACACAAGGAATGGACTTATCTTCCACAATGGATGAGGACAACACAGACCGGTGACCTTGCTCCTTTAGGATTTGTTTTAGCAGTGCCAATCTGTTATTGTAAGCCAGGTACATCCGCATTGATTAAAAAGAGAATAGAAGATAAAAAACTTATTTTAAAAAATATATCTTTTATTGTTGACAGATACACAGTCAGCAAGAGTGTTGTTACACCAGAAACTTTCATAGGTGATGGATCTACAAAAGCATTTGAATTAAACGAAATTGTACATGAACAAGATATATTGGTAAAAGAAGGAACAAATGTAGTATTTGTTGGACAAGGTGTCACAGCAGATAACATTTCAACACCAACATACTTGACTGCAGATGGCACACTAAGGTCAACAGATCACGAATTAGGTATCACACTTACCCATAACACCACTACAATGAAAACCACTGTTACTTTTACCAAAGAAACACCCGCGGACGGCACAATAATTAGGGTGGAGAGGGCTAACGATAAATATCTTAAATTTAGGAACGAAGGAATTTAATAAATGGCAAGTAACATAGTACCAGGAAACATAGACGGAACATATCCTAAAGCAGGACAGGATAATTCATCTCAGGGTTTTAGAGATAATTTCACAGAAACCAAAAATAATTTTACAACAGCGGCTTCTGAGATTACTGCACTGCAAACAAACAAGGCTTCATTGAATGCATCTAATGACTTTGCAAATAATGAAGTTATTAAAGCAAAATTTAAAAACACATCTGCCACAGTTTACGCACACGGCACAGTATCAGGAGGTGCAATAACTTTAAATCACAATAATGGACACTATCAGACTGCAACTGTGACAGCAAACACCACATTTTCATTTACTAATTTTCCAACAGGAGCACTAGGAAGAATAATTTTAGATCTTACAGTATCTCCAGGTGCAACAACAATGACTTTTCCAACTGCATTATTAAAAGCAGACAATGTGCATGGTAGCGACGGAACATCAGATGCGATTGCTCCAGGATTAGGCAGAGCATTGTATGAGTTTATGTCAACAGACGGCGGCGCAACAGTATTGATGCATCAACTAGGCAAACAATACGTTTAATAATTAAAGGAGTCATATGTACTTCCACCCATTACAAGAAGAAATTAATAACTTGTCAGACGAAGACATATCAAAAAGAATTAAAGACCTTACAAGAAAAGTTGCCGTAGCAAGAAGAGGAAGAAATCCTGATATGCTGGCACAATTACAAAAAGCATTGTTCACTTACCAAGATGCTATCAGACAGAGAAGACTAGAACAATGGCACAAAGACATTAAGAAGGCAAGGAACGAGCCAGACTTAGGTGACCTGATAAACATTGATTAGTAAGTACTAACAATGTCAAACACATTTTCTTGGAAAACAAAATTTAAATCAATCATTATTGTAGATGGTGAATTGTTTTCAAACGAATACAAATTAAATATTTCGATTACACCCCACACAGCAGATCTTAAAGAACAGACACAATATTTCGAAAGATTAAAAAATCTTTTTGAACAGGTATTCGCAAACACAATTACCACTTGGAGAGATGAGAACTTATATCCAATATTAAAAAAGAACACAAACAATAGATTTATCGAATTACCAAAACCTCCTTATGATCAAATAATGGCGGCAGTTTGTTTTTGCAAAGCCAACTCGATACTAGATTCTAAAATTGTTGTAAACAATATTGAATTGTCATCTTGGCAAGGAGACGGTATTACCTACACAGTTGACAAAAACAGCAAAGAACTTATACTATTAGATAGACCCGATTGGTTTTCAGACAAATACAGCAAATTTGATCCATGGTGGTTGAGATCGGACACGGCAACATATGATGAAGAATTGGACAAAGGCATATACACAGGACATTTCAGTTGGAACAATCAAAAAATTCCAGTTGACAAGACCCATGAGTATCATGCTAAAGTGTTTGAGTTCCAACCAAAGATATTAGATGGCGGTAAAAACAAAAACAAATGATCACGGTGATGTTGTATTCACAGAGCAAGACGCAATAGATTTACTTTATACTAATCCAGAGTTTGATGTTTCAAAATTGTTTTTTGATGACATAAAACAGTATGAATCAGCACTCAAAGAATTAGGATTAGATTTACCTACAATAAAGACAGCACCAAAAAGAGAATCAATAAAAGAGTTTGACAATAAAAATATCAACAATTGGCATATGCCCGACAAGTATTACCAAATTAATGTATTGCAATGGTTGTTGGATAAGTGTCAAACAGATGAAGAGAAAATGAGGGTACAAACAGAATATGATATGTTCGAAAAGAAAGGATTTATAAAAGTATTACAGTTTCTGATTTATTTTATAGATACTTTGAGAGCAAACAATATAGTATGGGGTGTCGGCAGAGGTTCTAGTGTGGCCAGTTTCTGTTTATTTTTGATAGGTGTACACAAAATCAATCCACTGTTGTACAATTTAAATATCGGTGAGTTTTTAAGATGATAAGTAATTATATAGGAGTTTAATATTATGGTAGCAAGAGCAAGACCAAAAAGAATGTATAGAACCATGCAAGGACGTATGGTAGACATAGAAAAATTAAGAGCGGCCAATGAATCAGTTCAAGCAGTTGGTAATATGAACGTGAACGCCAGAGGTGACGTATTGGGTGCAGGTGGAAAGATAGTAACACCAAAAGCAGAAGTAATGAAAAAATATTACGAACAACCAAAAGGAATGGTTGATGACACTCCAATCAGATCGCGACCTACTCCAGCACCAAAAGTAGAAGCGAAACCACAGGTACAAAAAATGACACCGGTTGCTAGTAAACCTGCTCCACAAAAAGCAGTAGCACCAACGCCAAAAGTTGAAAGCAAACCTGTCGAAACATTTAAACCAAAAACAGAACCGTCATCTAAAAAAGGTATAGATGCGGCTCTTGACGGATTAGAATAAATCATCTATAATACTTCTATATGGGACAGATAGAAGACTTACAAGCAAAAGGATTCGGATCCGATGGTGGTAAGCAGTACACCGTTGACAACGACATAACCCCTCTCAAGAAAAGAGTACTGGTATCTGATATGCACTTTGGAGAAACAAAAACCAAAGGCGGAATAATCCTGATGGATGATGATGGAACCACAGGAGGAGTACACCCGCGTTGGGCAAAAGTATATGCAGTGGGCAATCAACAAGAAGACGTGAAAGTCGGACAATGGTTGATGATTGCACACGGACGTTGGTCGAGAGCATTCAAAGTAGCAAAAGAAGGTGTTGAATTAGAAGTAAGAATGATTGATGAAAATGATATCTTACTTGTATCAGACACAGAGCCAGAGTTTAATACTAAACAAGCAGGATATGTCAATACAGGCGGTATGCAACAAATGACTAAACTGCCTGGCAATGATTAAACGATCTCACAACTGTTACGTTTGCAATAAAATATTTGACAATGCAATATATTGGTATGATAGTCTACACGACACCAAATACGATAAAAGAATTATTAGACCTTTTTGTGGTCCTGCCTGTGCAAACAAATACAGAGAAATATCCGATGTTAATGACTATCCGCAGAGAAGACCTTTGCCACGTGGTCCAGAATGGGAGATAATAGGAGACATAGATTACATACAATATGAAACAGACTAAACTTAAAAGAATTTTTATTCCGATAGATAAACTTGTCACTATGGCAGAGTTGGGACTAGGAGCAGTACGTCCTCTTAACAAAGAAAAAAGAGGATGGATAAAGAAATTAGTAAAACAATCAGAACCACTTGATCCCATACTTGTCACTCCCATTAAAGATAGTGGATATTATTTGTTAACAGACGGATGGCATAGAGTACAGGCCGCAAAGGCAATGAAAGAGAAAGAAATCGAAGCATTGCCATTACCAGCAGACATAGGAATGAGTATGGCCAAAGCAAATAAAATACTACGTGACATCGACCGTGAATATGGATTCAAACTGAAATGCAGTGACATTATTGGACAATGGGCCTTTTATAAAGATTGACAAATAACACATATCTGTTAAAATAATGGTATGCACAAACGTATAGGATTTTGTTGTCAATGGTTTCATCATGATCAAACCCTCAAGAAAAAACAACTAGAAGAAATACAAAGACCTTTCAATACCAAAGCAACAACCGTGCGTTGGCTAAATGAACACAAAAACGAGGCCGAGGCAAAACTTGATATGGTTATACAACATAACCTGCAATCAATCAAGAATCTTATCACAAAAGTTGGCACACTACCGCCAGAACGTAGAATGTGTAGATTGAGTTCACCTATACTGCCTGTGGCTACTGAGGCAACTTGGCGTTATTACATAGAGTCAGCAGATGTAGTAAAATATTGTGAGAAACATTTTGCAGAGGCAGGTGAACTTGCACGTAAACTAGATGTAAAAGTATCTTTTCATCCCGGACAATTCACTGTACTTGCATCTGAGAATCCTGACATAGTTGAACGTAGCATAGACGAATTTGAATATCACACCAATATGGCACGTTGGATGGGATTCGGCAAGTCATTCCAGGACGGTTGCAAGATTAATGTACACATCTCTGGTAGACAAGGACCAGAAGGTATTATCAAAGCACTTCCTAGATTGTCGCCCGAAGCAAGGAACTTGATCACCATTGAGAATGACGAGATGGGTTGGGGATTAGATGCTAGTTTGGAACTAGAAAAACATCTTGCACTTGTGATGGATATACATCATCACTGGATACGTGATGAAGAATACATTGAACCCAACGACGATAGGGTAAAACGTGTTATAGATTCATGGCGTGGTGTCAGACCTACCATGCACTATTCTTATTCTAGAGATGAAGCACTTGAGCCAGCACAGTTGGGTGACAAGACACATACAGAAATGCACAACATCAAAGATTTGATAGACAGAGGTTGTAAAAAGGTAAAATTACGTTCACACTCAGACTTATTACCAAACGCAAAGGTAAATGATTGGGCATTGTCGTTCAATGAACAGTTTGATATACAGGTAGAAGCAAAAGCAAAGAACTTGGCCGCCGAACAATTATATAGACAAAGTCAGTCAAATATCATATAATTGACATACTAACAGGAGATATAAATGAAAATACTTTGCGTATTATACGACGACCCTAAAGGCGGAATGCCTGAGAGTTATCCACTTACGGATCTCCCCAAGTTAGAGAAGTATCCAGATGGCATGACGCTACCA